CCGCTCAGATCGTAGGTTTGGCCATCAACGAGATAGCGAGGTCCGCCAAAACCAGCAACGCGCTGATGCTTGGCTGAGAGCTTGGCAACCTCATGACCGTTAGCGACCAGTGCCTTGAGTGCTGCGTTGACGGGAATGAACTTGGTCATGGTTTTGATGTGAGAGGTGAGCGTCGCCGCTCTTGGGAGAATCATACAGCATCACGAAGCAGGGCCTTGATGGCCCTGCTTTTGCTTGACAATCAGTTGCCAATGCCGAATCGGCTTTCAGTGGTGATGTGGTGCCAGGTGATGGTGACACTGGTTTCGCTGCTGGAATCAGCGAAATGCCGCCAGCAACCATTGATGTCAATCTCCTCAGTAGCAGCGGCCTTGCGGATGATCTCTTCGCCTAGTTCGGCGCCAATCAGCCAAGCAATGCTCTCGGGAGAGCGGATTTCCCAAGTGCGACCAAAACTATCCTTCACGTCTGCATGAGCGAGGATGTCATTGATGCGAGCCAGACTCCAGACAATGGTGCCACGAGCTTTAGCGTAGTCCGCCCATTCATCACACTTGCGTTCGCAGATGTCCACCCAAAATTCACGGGGGGCCATGCGGCAGATAACGCGACCAGCCCGAACAGCTTCGCGGATGGCTTCACGGGCACCATCGAGGCCAGTTTCTTCACCCAAGCAGAACTGGGGTTTGCGAATGGAAAGGGGAGTAGTAGGCATGGCTTTAAGGCGGAGAGAAGAGGCATCGCTGCCTCATGAACGGAATGGTACAGACTTTGACGACAGCCGTCAAGCGGCATTTCAACCGTTGACGATGTTGTAGATATATTGCTCAGCCTGCCACTCCTTATCAAAGGCGATGAGACCTTGAGTGTGAATGTGAAGATCAGTGACCTTCTCCCATTCGTACACTTCCCATTGCTGACCCATTTGACGGATGCCCCAGCCGTAGCGCTGGTTTTTGCGATCCTGCTCGATGGCTTGGAGGTGGTTCATGGTGCTTAGAGAAAGGGGAACGGAGTCGCCTCCGCCCCAAAACAATACAGCATGAAGGCCCCGAGAACGGGGCCTGTCACAAAGCGTCACACGAAGCTCACTTCTTCTCCCATCGATTTGATCTTCAATACGCGGTCGCAATCAAATGAACGCCATGCGCCAGGGCCTTTCTTGGCAAGCCTGAAGTCCCTCACGCGAATGATGGAGGGGGTGGCGTAGTGAATGCCAGCCCCCTTAACCTCGCGGGAATCACGGGGGTTGAAGGTGATGCAACGCTTGGTGCCATCTTTTTTAATGAAATTAACACTCACGATGTTGCTGCCGCAATTGACAATAAAGCGCTTGATGATGTCGGTTTTTTGAGCAGAAGAGAGAGCCATGGTTCGGAGGTGAAGGATTTTGCAGGTCTTGATAGAGGCTCATGAAATAACCGTCATAAGCCTCGACGATGGAACGGAATTCAGGGTTGGTCACAATCGGCAGACTGAGCCATGATGCCCATCAGGATGTGCTCAACATAAGCTTTCGTATCGCGAAGCTTCGTCAAGGCTTCGTCGCGCTCTTTGCGAGCCTTCTCAAAAGCAGCAGGGCCTTGTGGGTAGAAGTCCCGTTCATTGCAGGTGGTTTCTACCAATGCATCGACGGCAGTATCAATGGCCTTGTAGGCGGCGTGGTATTCACGCCAGAGCGTTGCAACACCCGTGCCATTCAAATGGATGGAGGGGACGGAGGGAGAGGAGGGTGCGGAGGGGATAGCAGTGGTGGTCATGGCTTGAAAGAGAAACGACTGCCCTCGCGGGCATGCCATCAATTATTGAGGACGGGCTGCCGCCTTGTCAAGCGGTTCAACGTGAAAGCCGTTGGCAATGCGGCAATAGCGTTCAGGATGAAGCTTGATGCAGCGCAAGAAGCCCGAGTGATCGGGCTTCTGCTCAGGGGTGAAGAAGAAGATGGCAGACAAGGATGCTGAGGCTAGGGCCAGGAGCATCCAGGTGGGAACAGCGGAGGGGCGGTGCATGATCTAAGCGCGAGAGAAACAAATGTCAGCAATGCCCTGAGAGGGAGGTGCGATGCTGGCGAACGCACCGTAGGACAAATCCAGAGAACGTCCAGGGATGAATGGTCCGCGATCGTTGACACGCACAACCACTGACCGGCCGTTGGCCTGGTTTACCACCTTGAGCTTGGTGCCCATGGGGAGGTGTCGATGTGCAGCAGACAAGCCGTAGGCATTGAATCGTTCGCCACTGGCGGTGGTTCGACCGTGATAACCATCGCCGATGCCGTAGTGCGAAGCCTGGCTGCATGTGGGGGTTGCTGCCAGGGCAGCAGGGGAGAACAAAACAGACAGAAGGGAAAACAGAGTGAGCATTGAAAAGGGGGGGAAACAACTAGAGAGAATCGGCCTGTCTCCAGGCGCGATTCTCCATTGTGCCTTGAATTTGTGATCACTGCATGGTTTCCCGTGATACAGTGATCGAGTGAGTCGGTCCTGGCCGCTTAATTGCTGCCCACCGCAAGGTGCCGCGAGGATGGACGGGTCTGGAGAGGAGGTCAGTGCCAAGCGCATCGCAAGGACTGACGAGGGGTTAAATGGTTCCCCTGAGAGACTGCTCTCCCCATCTTGAGATTGGATGGACAAAGGGCTTATCGGAGGCTCACAAACAATCAAAAAGGGGGGGCTCAGGCCCCCCTTTCTTTATGATTGATATATGCAGCCGCTCACGCCAGAAGAAGAGAAAGAACGTCTGGCTCGATGGCTTAGAGACGGGGAGGCCTGGCTTCCTGAGCGAGTTAAGATGATGGCTTCACAATATTTTTGTGAAGCTTTACCTGCCGTTTCCTTCCCTGCCGGCAGTGAGGGCCGTGGTGCGTGAGCCACGGCTCAGCAGGAAATGTTTGGTGCTGTTTTGTTCCCGCAATTGCCGCACCAGGCGAGCGGCATGCTTCCCCCCTGGCAATGGCTTGTCACGCCATGCAACAGCCAGACAATGAATGTCGCCTAAGGGTTCCAGAACAGCGTGGCGGTTCGTGCGATCCAACAATGCTTGACAAGCGGCACGGCGCAGCTTAGATAGTGGGGCTGCTGGCTCCTCTAGTTCCACGCGAGCGAAGTCGGCCAGCTCAGACAAATCTTCAAGACTGTCTGTGCTGACTACAAAATGCTTGCCGCGTTTGCGGAATTTTGTCCATGCGGGGTGGAGATTCTCTTCGGCCATTCGCATGGCCTCATCGGCTAACACCGGAGGGATGCAGATGTCCACTCTTCGTGCAGCGGATGTGTAGTTCATTTGAACCAAGTCCAAGACGGAGGGCAATTGGATGCCATGGATGGATGCACCCAGGCAATTGTTGTCCTGCCCCAGTACGGCGGCCCCAGAAGCTGGCAGCCGGGCGGCAGTGTGTTCAACCAGCTCACCTTCAGCCGTCGCCATTGGAACTGGCCACCACTGGAAGTGATATCAATGCAAGGCAATAGGCTATAAAGCCAATACAAAGCTAGCCGGACCCAATACAAAGTCAACCGGACCTTAGTCATTGTCAGCATCTCCACGCTGATTGTATGCATCGTTCACACAACCAATGGCCAGCTCACAAACCATGTCACGCCAGGATTCATGACCACTGAAACTTGCCACCACTTCAAAATTAGTCATGCATTGACTAATGCGAGTGGCGTCCATTGTGGTGGACAATGCTGCGTGGGTGTTTTCGTGGGCTACAAGCTCTTCAATGTAGGTGGTGTGTATGGCAAACCATTTCCCCATGCAAAACAAGGCAATCTGTCTCAGGGCTTCGTCGCCGTATTGTTCGACGAGATCGCCAATTTGATCGCTCAGCTCAGGTGGCACTGCAACGAGATGGGGATCCTCGAAATGTTCGGTGATGAATTGCTCGACGTTGGGGCGCTGGGAAGTCTTGGCTTCCCGCGCCTTACGCAAGAATTCATTGACGCTGTCAAAAGAAGAAGACAAAAGAAAATTGCGACAAACCCATGCTGCCGACGATAGTCAATCTCGTCAATAGTTGTCTTGTTGAAGATTTGGTAAAGCTTGGCCTTCAGGGCCAAGCTCTGGTTCTTCCTTCACATCGAAACTTACACCGTCAGTATCCTGCGACACGTCTTCGGCTTGCACGGGAAATGCTCCATCTCGCAAGTCTTCAGCTTTTTTTAATTCTTTCTCCTTGTCAATAGTTTTGGAAAGATCCTGCAGAAACTGGCGGTAGCTCTTATCTTGATTTTCCTCACGCTTCAATTCATGCAGTCCCAAGAGTTTTGCTTGCTCAACAAGAGAATTCTTTGCGACATTCAAGAAACCATGATCGCCAGCGCTTTCTTCAATGCGAATGATGGTGCTTGATTTATCTGCATCGCCATCTTGAATGGTGGTCGTTTTCTTGCGCTTACTCTCCTCAAACCCCTTCATCGCTTCTTCTTTCAAGTCCATTTGCTCTTTCAGCAGACGTGCCCTATGCACGTCTGCGGAGGCAAGCAGTTTTTCCGTGTACAGCTCACGATTGTGATTCCTGTCAGCATTGACAGTTTCTTTTGAAAGCTTCAGGACATTCGCAATCTGTCGATTGCTCATTCTTGCGGCTAATAGCTCTTGCACCATATATCGCCGCAAGCCAAGCATATCCTTAGACAAGGCAATGCCTGGTTTGCATTTTGCTCGAATCTTTTCGATGTCCTCGGGAGAAAGTCCTGCCTCGAGCAGGACTTTCGTTCCATAGGCCAATTCCTGCTCGGAATCCTTAAATTCGATGTCAGGACGAGGCATTACTTTTCAGTTTTAATGTTTGCATTAAATTCATTATCTATAAGATCTTGAATTGCTTGCAGACTATTTCGCCAATGCCGTTCGCCTTGTGGGCTCACGGCACCGTACAGATAGCGCGGTGAGGGCTGAGGACCACGGGAAGGCCTAGAGAATCCGTGATGAATGCGACAGATAATTTCTACGCCATTGTGATCAATGGAAGGCAGCGCTTCTACGGGCTTGGGCGGCTTGAGCATGGCCAATACTTATGACTGGCACATGATGGCAGATAATTTCTGCTTGGGCATGCTCGTACGCCGCCTTTGGGGCGGCTCCCTCGCCCAGACAGCGATGGGAAGGAACAGCCGCTCCTCGTCAAGATCGTCGAGTAACGAGCAAGCGAGGGCTAGCCGTCCCGGTTTTGAGGGTAAAGGGGAGACTCACTTTTGTCAACCCTTATGACAATGCTGAGACTGCACTAAGGCCAGCAGACGCTGTAATCCGTTGCAGCGACTATGGGGAGGTCCATTTTTCCCTCGCATGGAACCCTCCCCGACGCCCAAAATTACTCGCTTGCCTCGCAATGGTCCCAAGATGGGACAGTCCTATGAGCAGTGGGCCAGAGGCAAATCGATAGCGGACGGACGATGGGAAGAGCGAAAGAAGCGCTATTCCTGGCGTCAAATGAAACGTCGCAATACGGAAAAAAGGGGCTAAGGCCCCTTTTTCATTCGCCAAATCCAGACGTTTTACGAGACCTTCTAACTCGCTTAGTTTTTGCTTCTTCCTGGATTTCGTCAACGATGGCTTCTTCTTCGGTCTTCTGCTTGTTGCCTTCTAAGGCAAGCCAAAGTGCATGCAAACCGGGATGGTGTTCAAAAGCCATGACATTAACAACATCAATATATGCATTTTAATCGCATTGCCAATACAATTAAGAAACCCACCATGCAGCGAAGGGGTGGGCGGGGGGATTGGTGCCGATGATCCCCCTGGAATTCAAAACAAGTCGAAGTCTTCCTCTGCACTGACAGCTTCGGACTTCTCTTTAGACGGATTAGCAATATCTGGCTCTTCGTAATTCCAAGAGAAATACAGTCGAGAACGACGTGTACCGTCTTCACTGATCTCCAGGGAACTAGCGATTAATCCTTGGCGGCGAGCTTGCTCAAGCGAGCGGCCAACAGAGGCGGTGTCGAAACTACCAATGGCACGACAGGCTTCACTGCGGGTGAAACGCTCATAAGGGCGATTGTCTAGTGCATTGACAACGCGATCCAATTCCTGGCCATCGCCGTTAACAGGGCCGGAATAGGTCCAGCCGTATGTCAGTCGATCACGGATAATGAAATGCTTTCCAGCTAGTCCTGAACGGCTTTTTGACCATTCGAGAATGTATTGCTCAGGATCGGGATTGTTGTCGGGCTTGTAAAGCTTGACGACTTCCGAGACATTGGCCTCGAAACTGCTGCTGTCGCGAATGCCACCACTTTTGTTCAAGTGGTGCAGGATGACAATGCTGCAATTGTATTGATTGGCGATGTCGCGCAATTCATAGATGCAATTACCGGCGTCTGAGCGGACAAGATCAACTTCAGTGCCAGCCAAGCATGCAGTGAGGCTGTCGATCATCACCAGTTGTGGTCGGTCGCGCTTAATGATTTCAACAAGCTGCGGAATGTTTGTGAATCGCCAGCGTTCAATGAAACCAATGTCATTGAAACCAACATTATCCTCGCCGTAGCCAATAATTTGAAGCTTTTCGGCTGCATCGACTACAGGCTCGTCGCATTGAATGATTAAGCTCTTGCCTTTTTTGCAGCGACGATTACTCCATGTGCGGCCAGTTGCAACGCTTAATGCCCAGTTGTAAAGCAGAGTCGACTTACCAGTGCCAGGAGCTGCAGCTAGCAGCATGACACTACTTTCAGGAAGAATGCCTGCAATGGTCCACTTTCTGGAATCTTCAGACAAAGCAATACGTTTTGCGTCGAGCACTTCTAGTTCCTCCTTACCAACAATCCGAGACTGAGCTTCTTCGAGAAGCTTTTGAATGACGTTAGCTGGCATTTTGATGCCATGCATACTGAGCCATTCTTGAGACTCGTAAGCAATGCGAGCATCGTTGCCATAAAGCCCAACCATGCGCTCAAGAGTGGCGATGATCTCTTCGTACGAAGGTTTGCCATCGTTGCCTTCGTGACGGTCCTTGCTGACGATGCTCTTAAGGATGAGGTTGGCATCAGCACCATCGTCTATCCAATCGCCAACGTCGTAACCACCGTTTTGCGGCAGGTTTTCCCATTCAAATGAATCGGGCTCTGCATAGAGGAATTGGGCGCCAGGGTTATCTGCCGCCACTTCTTTCATCAGGGTGATGCCGGGTTCGTCACGATCTGGACACAGAACGATGCGACGGCCACGAAACAATGTGGTGTAGTCACCATTAGCTCTGTATTGCCCGCTACCTCCCAGGAAGGTGACTGATGGTAGGCCGATGCTCCACAGCTTGTCGCAGCAAAGCTCACCTTCCGCGATGAAGATGGGACTTTTAGTGGCGTCAGATGCTTCGATGGCCTCGTCATATCGATAGGGCATGATGGTGCCCCGAATCTCCGCAATTTGAGCTTTGCGTTGTGGTGCGCTCTGCGGAACGGAGGGATAATCTTGGCGGACGACTTTCTTGCCACTTGTGTCGTCCCTTGAAACGACGAGAACGCTGTCGCCGTTTCGGTTTTTGTAGGGGAATTGATAAGACTGAGGAGGACGCGCTGGGCGCTCCCAGCGCTTCATTGGCGCCACTGCATTACGGATTTCAGCGCGGTGCTTGTCGGAAGGATCGTTCCAGCAGTTGTAAGAGCCATCGTTTTCATTGAAGGAGAAATCGTTTCCACCACAAGCAGGACATATATATTTATTGGGCTTGCCTGCAGGCTCAAGCTTCGCAATGTGGTCTCGAATGTCGAATGCCATGTGCAGAGGAGAGATGAGGCAGTTGTAGCAGGATTGGCAGTGCCTGCAACGGCGAAGCGGCTGTTTTAATGCATTTTTAACCGCACCGTCAGCCCTTAACTATTTCTTCAATATCGTGGGGTTGCACACCATGTGCGTGGTGTGTATGTTGTGCCCAGTTGCCACTCCTGATGCAGCTTGCACCTCTCGCTCATGAATGCAAATGTTCACGGCGAACCTAAAAAACGCCGTCATATCACGCTCACAGACACAGCGTTCAACCACCTCGGCGACATCGCTCACGACGCAAGACTTTCCAACAGCGAAACTCTGGAACGCCTTGTACGTTCCACCCCCGTCTGGGAAGGAAGCGCGACTTTGGCGAACAATGCCTGGGAAGAATGCATGGATCACACTCAGTCCACCGTTTCCCCTGATTCAATTTCAGATGAAGGTCTCTGAACTCTCTCTCCATTTGCGGGACTATCTCCAGCAGCATCCTGATTGCGATGTGAAGCTGTATTGCGAAAGCGTCGTTTATGACGATGTTTTTGACTCCAGCAGTTGCGAAGTGATCACTGACATACGAATGGTCAATGACTGGCCGCTGCCAGGAGAAAGCTTGATCATCGGCAATTCAGAAGAGCCTGGTAAGTATCTGGTCATCTTTTACGACTCTGACCGGCCCTCCCCGAATCGCCCTCAACGCATTGGTTCTGCCACTCCATGACCAACACATTCACCCTCGGTAACGCATCAATGACTTCCGAAATTGCCCAGCAGACCTTGGCAGATCGTTACAACGGAATCTTCGCGCCGCTTGAGATCAGCGCAGAGGCGTTCCAGGCCGCATACGACACCCCCGACATTGGTCCTCACATTGAAAAGGATTACAAGGGACTGTCCTATCTGTCCTGGCCATTCGCCTATCGCTATCTCAAACAGCACTTCCCCACATTCTTCGTTTCATTCGAGGAGAAAACCTTGGGAGAAGTGGTGTTCGGCGTTCCTGGCGCCTACTATCTCCGTCCTTATTTGACGGATGGTTGTCGGCGTACTGTCGCTCTGGTGTTTCCCATCATGGATAGGAAGCACAATGCCATCAAGGAATTAGATGGTCGTGCTATCAGCGACAACTGCCAACGTGCGGCAGTGAAATGCATTGCCACATTCACTGGCCTTGGTCTGCGCCTCTATGCAGGCGAAGACATTCCCAAGGAAGAGGATCAGCGCGAATCGTCAAAGCCTGCACCTGCGGCCAGGAAGGCTGCACCTTCCCCGAAGGAGGCTACTGGTGGCACTTCTGAAAGCTTCGACGGCAAGGCCGCTCTGTTGAGTTTCTGCACTGCCAATCCGCTCGGATATGGCGATGCCAAGGCATGTCAAATGGCTGTCAAGGGATCACTGGAAAGCCTCGGCTTGGAGCGCGGCACCGATCTGAAAACTGTTTCGGATTTTGGCAATGTCATCACTACGCTTGTTTCCACATGGACCAAAGATCAAGGGATCAAAATCACAAAAGTGGCAATGGGGAAAGAATTGGACACCATCCGTGCCGAATGTGCCAACGGTGTCGATGCGGTGAACGCAGCAGTGGCAGCGTTCTACGAGGCAAAAAAGTAGATCTGGCGGCAGCCCGCTTAGCGCGGGCTTTCGCCGGCACTGTTTGTTTTGACCCTCAAAATGGACCTGTTGATTGCCCTCCCGACGCGATTCTCCAATGACCCTCTTGGTTTATTCCTGGTTGTTAGCTCAGGTGGATTTGCTATTTGGCTTTTCTCCTACATCGCATGGAAGGTGATTCTTGGCCTGTCTCGATCTCCAACTTGAACGCCTCATGAAATTTACGCGCTACGAACCCAACCGGCTGCAGATCAACAAAAAGCGTTACTACGTTTCCGATGATTTGCCTAATGTTCCTCCTGGGGTCGTCCTGCCATCTGTGACCACCATTGCTTCCGCAACGGCTCCCATTGGCAAGACCATGGCGCTGATCAAATGGCGTGAGCGTGTCGGAGATGCTGAGGCCAATCGTCGCACCCGCAATGCTGTGGAACGTGGCAATTGGCTGCATGGCGTCCTGGAAGACCAATTCAATGGAGAGGATATTGAGACGCATTTTGATGCTTTCCCTCAATACACTCCCTATTACGACTCCATCCAGGGCTTTCTTGAGCGCATTGACGAGCCTCAGCTCGTCGAAAGCGCGATTGCATGGTTCTGCCCATCACGGCAGATTGGCTATGCAGGCACGTTTGACATGCTGGCAACCATGAAAGACGGAAGTTATGCTCTGCTTGACTGGAAAACCAGCTACAAACAAAAACCCGACTCTCAACTAGCTGACTATCGGATGCAGTTGGGAGCCTATGCACAAGCTATCGAGCAGATGTATGACATCGAAATCGATCAGGCACATTGTGCAATCGCCATCTACGATCCCGACACAAAAAAAGGGAAAGAGGCTCAAATTGTGAGCCTTGATGGCGGCGAGCTTCTGGCTCAAGGTGGTGTGATGGCTTCTAAAACGGAGAAATTCTTTTTTGAACACTATCCGGGCAATGAGCCATTCACCATTTCGATGGACAAGGGGGCTTGATCCCCAGTCCATCGTCGCTACTCTTGTTCCATTCTTCTTCTTCAACCATGGCCACTCAGCCCATTTACAAAATCGCAATCGACATCCCCGCAGACGTGTTCCGCGAGGCTAAGGAAGCTGGCCCCAATGACCGTGGCATGTATAGCCTCGCTGCATCACTGTGGACCAACGACCGCAAGACCACCGACTCTCAGCCCAGTTTCACTGGCCAAGTGCAAGTGAAGGGCAAGATCGATGGTGCTAAAGGGTATGCCTCGATGTGGGACAACTCTGGCAATGCTGGTGGTAGCACCAAGAAAGCTGCCAACGACGATTTGTTCTGATGTAATCGGGGCGCCCATTGGCGCCCCTTTCCCGCATGAAATGTTCTGACTGCAAATTTTGGTTTGGCGATGTGAAAGGAAGTGAAGGCGAATGTCGCTTTTACGCTCCTCGGCCTCGCCACATGTTCGCTATCGCTGTAGGCGACAACTGCTACGCCGACTGGCCTCGCACTTTGTCTGAGGACTGGTGTGGTCAAGGCCAAGCGAAGGAGCCCGTCCAAGCTCCTGAGCTGCCGATGCAACAGTCCAGTCCTTCGTCATCCTCCCCGAAGGTTGCCCCCGTCAAGCGCACTCCTCGCATTCCCAAAAAACAATGACACATTGTTCCTCCATGGACATCAACGAGTATCAGCAAGTTGCTCGTCGAACCGCCATCTATCCCAATGCCGGTCAGAATATGACCTATCCCACGCTCGGTCTAGCTGGTGAAGCTGGCGAAGTGGCGGAGAAGGTTAAAAAAGTCATTCGTGACAAGGACGGAGTGTTTGACGATGATGCCCGCGCAGCGATCAGCAAAGAGCTTGGCGATGTGCTTTGGTATGTTGCTCAAATCGCGTCTGAGCTTGGCCTTGATCTTTCTAATGTTGCTCAGCAGAATCTGGACAAATTGGCGGATCGAGCGAAGCGCGGCAAGATTAAAGGCGATGGCGACAATCGCTAAGGTGTAGTCACCTTGCGTTGTCATTGTGAGCGCTCTTGAAGATCAATTCCTAGGGCTGTGGCAGGCCAAGTTCCCCTCTATTTCGCTAGAACGAGAGTTTAGTGCTGTCGAGGAATGGGAACGTGACTTCCAAGAGCGCTATGCAAAAAGCAAACGCTCAAAGCGTTATCGCGCTGATTTCGCTCATCCAGAAAGCCGATCTCTCATTGAAATTCAAGGAGGCACTTATATGCGCGGTCGTCATGTCAGTGGATCCGGCTATGAGCGTGATGCGAGGAAATACAACCTTGCAATGATGAGTGGTTGGAAGGTGTTCCTACTCACCTCTGCCACGGCCAAAGACTCCGCTTGGATTGAGATGATTGCGACTTATGTTGCTTCTCAATCATCTCAGCCGCTTCCTCCATTAGAGCCTCAGCAGCCCTAAGTTCATCGTCCCTGAGGGACATTGCCTGACGAAGCTGAATGTTTTCCATGACAAGCGTTTGAACGGCATCTTGCATATTGCTCCAACCTTGCATCAGATTGGTTGCCACTTCTTTTAGCTTCGCCATGTCATCGCACTCCTCAATGGCTTTTTTGTTCATGGCCAACGAGAAGTCTCGTTCCAGGCTTCTTTCAAACGGTCCCATGTTGACCAAACGCTTTCCACCATCGTAAGTAAGAATTACGGGGATGCTGTACTGCATGGCTCTTTCGTTTTCCTCTAGCGTAAGCAAGCGCGACCACGAGAAGTCCTTTTGCAGTGCCGTGGATCCTGGCGAAAATCCCGAATATAAACATACGGTTCTCCCATCATCTCGGTTTCAAAAGCCTCGTAGCACACCAAAACGCCATGAATATCAAGCAGGGGATCGTGTGGTGCTCCTTTCATTCACAGCAGAAGGATGGATATACTCAGGCTTCCGAGGGACAATACTGTCACTATCATCTGTCAAGGATCGCAATGGGCGATCCTGCCCAAGGGCAGAAGTGGTTTGGGATGGGGGGCTCTCACATCCTTCCCACATTGGTGTCCATGCAGTTTCAAGACTCCGCCCCGAACCGTGATTGATTTTTCTCCGCAAACCAAGAGCTATGAGCAGCTACGTTACGAGCGGCTCATGGAAAGCATTGATGAATATCTGGGAGGCGATGGCCCGGAAATGGGCATCGACCATCTCATCCGCGATCTGAAAAAGATTTGCCTTGACATCAGCACTTATCACGGCAAAGTCCTAGACGATTGCACCACTCTTGTGGACTATCTGCCATGACACAATTTGCCATTCATGATCCCCTCGGTGATGGTATTAGCTCTCTGCGGCTCCTTGACTACATGGGAAGTTCAATTGACATCGTTAACGATGCGCGGCAGAGCTTTGACGCTGAAAGTGACGACTTCACGGCAAGGGACCAGAAGCTTCTCAATTACTTGGTTGCCCATAAGCACACCAGCCCGTTTCGCGGCGTAGTGTTCAAATGGCAAGTGAAGGCCCCTCTGTTTGTCGCGAGACAATGGTGGAAGCATGTGATTGGCGGCACCTACGCCAACGATCAACTTGGCTGGAACGAGAAAAGCTTCCGTTACTGCGTGGCGGATGACGAGGAGTTTTATGTGCCAAATCAATTCAGGGAGCAGAGCAAGAACAACAAACAAGCCTCTAGCGGCCCCCTGCTGGGCCGTGGCCATGCCATTGCTGAGGCCGCCTATACAGACGCCCTGGCGGCCTGTAAGGACGCCTACAAGACGCTTATCGAGGCGGGCGTGAGTAAAGAGCAGGCTCGTGGCATCCTCCCTGTTTGCCACTACACATCGTTTGTCTGGACTTGCAGCTTGCAAGCCCTGCTCCATTTCTTGAGCTTGCGGCTTCCCGCTGATGCTCAATGGGAAATCCGTGCTTACGCTGACACCATGGCTCGCATTGCAGAGCCTATAGTTCCTGAAGCTTTTGACGCTTTTTATGCCAATGGCAAATCCTTTTGATCCCGTGGAAAGGCCCGAGCACTATGCCTCTGGAGCCATCGAATGTATTGAAGCCATCGAAGCGCAATTAACGCCAGAAGAATATAGAGGGTTCCTAAAAGGTAACGTCGCCAAATATTTGTGGAGAGAAAAACTGAAAGGGGCCACTCAGAGTTTGGAGAAGGCTCGTTGGTATCTCGATGCATTGATCAAGCTTGATAAAGCGAGCGAAACCACAACGGGAGTGGACATTACTGAGTGTAAGGATGGCTTTTGTCCAATGCCAGACATCCGTTATGACGAGCCCCTGTCCGGCGGTAATAGTCCTGATTACATTGTTTTCCCGCCTATCACCTAGGCAGTTTGCCATTCAACATGCTTAAGATCCTCTAAAGAAAAAGGACCACTAGATGGTCCTTTCTTCTTGGGAGTGTAGTTAATTGCTTGCTGCACCAGACGCTTGGTCGCAAGGAATTGCCAATATTCTGCCTCATCCATGCATGCATCGACAAAACTATTGCAATAAATCCATGCCGTAAGAATTTCTTCTTTTTCTGCACTCCAGAATTTCTGTGGCCTCCACCATTCAAAAACTGGCGCATTGGTTTTAGAAAGATTGCAACGCTCACAAGCTGGCGCCATATTCCATCGAGCAAAATGAGGGCCGCCCCTGCTCTTAGGGATGATGTGGTCAATAGTCAGCTTGCCGTGCCACTGGCCACAATAGGCACAAGCTGCTTGGCCTCTGGGGCCACGCAGCGGATAGTCATTGTATATCGCACGTCTAAATAATCTTCGGGCATCAGATTTGCGTACTTCGATGAGGCTGGTGAGATAATCTTCAGGCTCATAAGCAACAAACATGAAGCCCTCACTTCAGTTGTTGCCTTTAATCTATTGCTTTTTTGATGCCCATGGAGAAGAGATAGAATGAAAACTGATGAGGAGTTTCCTATGCAGCCCTGGAAAGAAGGACTGGCTAACTTCGTTGCTACCGTAACTGCCGGCATGCTTCTTTCTACAGGAGCCATGCTCATTGCAGTGAGTGGCCAGCAAATGAAGGTCACCACACAAGTGGAAAACATTGCCGAAAAATTAGAGACGCTCACAGACAATGTTGCAGAATTAGAGAAGCGTGTGCGCTCCCTCGAAATTCGCCGCTAGCGTATAGGCGACATTTATTTTTCCTGTCATGACTGCTGCTGAATGGTTTGTCATCGGTGCTGTTGTCGTTGGCGCCCTGGAGCACATCATTGCCGTGACTCCCATCAAAGAGAACTCCACCGTTCAATTGGTGCTGTCGATTCTCAAGCGCGTATTTCCGGCTCACAAGTCCTGATTCACAGGCATAGCCGATGATCCCCAATACATGGGAAGGCATTAGCGCCTACGCCGCAAGCGCAGGCGCTAAATTCCCTCAACTTGTAGCCGCTCAATGGGCGTTAGAAAGTGGCTATGGAAAGCACACTTCTGGCACCCATAACTATTTCGGCTTGAAGAGCGTCAAGGGCGGCACTGGTTGCATCACTAAAGAATTCATCGATGGTCGATGGATGACCATTAGGGACGGGTTTATTAATTTCGATTCCCGCGAGGATTGCATTGATTACCTTGTCAGGCTTTGGTATAAAGACTTTCCTGCACATAAGCCAGAATATAAAGGCGTTAATAATGCAACTTCGCCAGAAAAAGCTGCACAAATGCTTCAACAGGAAGGTTATGCCACTGATCCTGGTTATGCAGCAAAACTTATTCGCATTATGAAGGAAAACAAAATGTCAAATCGCACCATCCGTCTTACAAACGCTGCAAAATATTACAACGAAGAGAGTCATCAGATTGCAGCTTGGAATTACCTAGAAGAGCGTCTAACGCCCGAAGAACTCGGCGAATTCGCCCTGCTTTATCGGTCTGGTCCGAAGAAGCCGTCAATGCCTAGCAACCCTCTGAATGTCACTTATTTCAGTCAACGTGACAATGCCTCAGGCACTGGTTATCGCGAATGTTTCAGTAGTTCTTGCGCCATGCTCGCAGCATTTCATGGCAAGGTGACAACAGATGATCAATACAATCAAATTCGCAGCAAGTATGGCGATTCCACTGACGCAAATGCACAAATTCAAGCATTGCGTTCTCTTGGCCTGACCGCCAGGTTCAGCACCATCGTCACCGAAAAGATGATTGTTGATGAAATCAATGCAGGAAGGCCAGTTGCTGTTGGTTGGTTGCATTACGGTCCATACAACGCCCCTTCAGGAGGTGGTCATTGGTCTGTAATTATTGGCTATTCCGACGAAGACTTTATTCACCACGACCCCTATGGCAAAGCCGATATTGTCAACGGATCCTATCTGAGCGCTTCTGGCGGCAAGGGAGTGCACTATGGCAAACGTGTTTGGATGCCACGTTGGCGGGTTGGTGGCTCTGGCGGCTGGGCAGTGTTTGTTTCACGATGACCACTCAAGCGCTATTTCGAGCATTGTGCTACGAGGTGGGAGTGCTTTTCCTGGAGCGCTGGCCATCCCTAGCCACCAATCCCTGGTTCAGGCGGATGATGAATTATTGCCGCACAGACTGGGCTGATTGGAAAACTGCTAAAACCATGAAAGCAATTGACAGTCAAAGTCAAAAGCTGGTTGAAGAATGGGTGGAAGACCACCGCAATGCAATGTCAAATAAACTTGCGAAAAAAGCGAAAGAAATGTTCCCTAAGGCCAAGGTTACGCCAGTGCCAGACGCAATTGTGCCTTCAGTGATCATCGAAGAAGAGGGCGGCGAAACCGCCCTCGGAGGTCCGATGAGGATCACCTGGAAGCTCGACGCTTAAATCAGCTCCCGCCAGCCAAGAAGACCTAGTCCTTTCGTTGAACTGTCAGCTTCCATTGTCAGCACCAGCACGTCTGAATTGCCATCTGCATCAACTCCGAGACTCAATGCAAGAGCCGATGCGGCAGAAAGGGAGGCGCTCCCACGAGTGCCGACCAATCCAGCAGCAATAACAGTGCCACCACTAAACGTGGCTGCCGTGAGCGTTTCTACATTGCCCCTTCCATTTGCAGCGGCAGTCCATGTGCCGCTTGTAATGGTTGGATTGAGACGTAGGCGCCATTGAGCAGTGGTATTGCCTTCAATTGTGGCATCCACTTGTGAAGGCATAATAATATTGCCAGTGCGACCACTGACCATGCGAATGCCTGCCACGACTTGTTCGGAAGAAATGGCCGCAACACCAGTGGCACTACGACTCACCACATAAACCGGACCGGACGGCTCATAGCCGCCTTCACTCATAACACTGCTACAGATTTGCTTTAACGATGCGCCAGAAGCGAGGATGGCAGTGCTTTCAATGCGATAAGAAAGCGGAAGAATTGCAGTGGTTGAATAAACAGTGGCACCATTATTTGCATGATTAAATTCATGGCAATATTTAATTTCGCCATCAATTACAAACCCGCATCGCACTCTTCCACTGCCGAGCCATTCCATGTCGGCAATGAAAATCTGCACCTTCGTCAGATCAAGCCCTTCAAACGTGTCGATGTTCCAAGAATCTTGATCGACTACGTTCTCCACTACACTGCCAGAAGCTTTTGAGCGAATGACAAATTGTGCAGTGGTTCCGTCAATGCGGAACATTACGCCGTTGTCGTCATCAAACAGGCCAATATCTTGTTTGACGCCAGCCGCAGGAGTGGAAGGCACGAAACTTTGTAGCACCATCAAGCTCTTGCCTGGCTGGTAGGGAAAGCGCCGCTTAGTGCGGCGCAGTCCCACATTGCCAGAAGCCGTGCCAATGCCAATATCAAGAGCGCTTTCATCGGCAACATAAGTGAACGTGGCACTGCCAGTTGCCTTTTCAAACCATAAATCCGTGCGCTTGGTATAACGCAATGTGGAGTCAAATAATGTGAATGGTTCACTCACTCGTTGACGCCCAAAAGCGTCAACTTCGCCACTATCAGGACCACGCTTCAGAATGGCCCCGCGAAAATCAGCGGCGATAGCAGTTTCAAATTGCTCGCCGCCTCTAACTACTTGTCCCATTACTCAGCCTCACTCCAGAACGAGTGTGTCTTCACCGAAGGAGCCAGTAATAAATCCAGGGTCGACAATGCCGCCAGAAGAGGTGGCAAAGTCAATGCCACCAGAAGTAGTGCCTGCGTTGAACGCGATTGTATCCTCTGTAGCAGGCTCAGCGGTTTTAACGGTGGGTTCAGCAATTGCGACAGGTTCCTTGGGAGCAGGGGCAAGTTCAGGCCATGCAGTGGCAACATTCGGATTGACTTGCCTCTGCTCAATCATCTCTCCAGTATCAGGATCTTCTTCAAACGAAACAGTTTCAGCAGAACCGAATAGCAACTCTTTCAGCTCTTCAGTCGTAACGCATGCTGCAATTTGAGCTTCACGCTCTCCAGAAATCACCCTCACCTGATCTCGATAAACAAGCACTTCTCCAGGGATTTCAGCGCCTGTTTCAGCACGACGAGTGATATACCAGTCGGTAGGGGCTAGCAATGAAGCGGCAATCTGTTTTTGCGTGGCAATCCACTGTGTCTTCAAACCAGTTTGCTTAATCTGCTCTCCATTGCCATCCAGCAGAACATTGCCATCTTCATCAAACGCTGGCTCGTCATTCAAGCGCTTGGAAATAAGCTGGCCATTTTCATCATATCCCCAGTAGAAACGCTGATCCCAGGAGGGAGGATTGGGACGCTCTTCAATGCCAATTGCTGCTCGCTCTTCAGGCGATGCAAGGCGCAGCCAATTTGCGGGATATTGCACGCCATCATGCTCAAAAGCACGATCATAGGCAAGTGTTTTGCCGTTGAGGACAAGCATGGGATTTACAGACAGTCTTTGAATAGTTTAATTGATGCTGAGCCTTAGCTCATATTGGCCAGCAAGTTAGCGGAAATTCGCGTTGTGCTGTCACAATAATAAACTAAAACGTCCGTTCCAGAAGCGGTGATAGTTGGAGCAGTCCCGCCTGGAAACTTCCAATAGGAGCCAAAAGCTAATGTATTTGCTCCTGCATTGGTAATAACAATCACACCACTTTGGCCTGCTCCGATATTGGTCGGATTAGAAAGTGTTCGATTGCCAGAAATTGTCACGGCAAAATTGTTGCCGCCATCAAAATCGGGAGCGATTGTTGCGCTATCGCTCAATGTAACGATGTCTCCTCTTTGTGCAGCCGTAAAATTTTGCGTGGCATTTGTCCTGGCAACACTACTGTCAACATTGAGCGTCACATCAGCATTTAAGCTCCCTCCACCACTAAGGCCACTGCCTGCAATGACTTGCCGAGAAGAAGGAACAATTTCTGAATAACGGGCCAGACGATTGCCGCCAACTGTTGAACCATCATGAGCACGAAGCGTGTTCAATGTGGTGTCAAAAGTGATTTCTCCAACTGCACCAGTAAATGAACCGTGCTCAGTGGAGGTGCCGCGACGGAATTGAACCTGCTTAGCCATATCAGTTACTCAGAAGACTTAAAGAGCTGCCCCAGTCTTCACTGGAAGCTGCAGATTGTGTAACTAAACCATAGTCTACACTGCCAGTTTCAAAACCAAAGTCCTCTAAATGGCTAGCGCCGCCACCTCCACCATCCCCTGAAATGCTCACCCATTGACTGCCGTCCCAAACTTTCAATGCATTGGTGGATGTGTCTAACCAGCCCTCGCCTAAAGCATGCCCAGAAGAACCAGCAGCGCTCGCATTAGGAGCGCTGCTTCCAACATGAATAGGACCAACCTTTCTGATGTCGCCATTGGCATCTTCAAGGAAAACGCCAAAGCTGGACTGATGCAAAACCACCGCAGGTTCGCCCAGCGCCAGTTGTGCGGCAGTAGGCCGCTTCTGCAGGACGCTAGTTCTTTTGAACTGGATGGTTTCGCTCATGCTCAGAAGGTGCCGCCGTCGATGGTCAAGCCACTAAGGGTGACATTGATCAGCTTGCGATCAGAAGTAATAACTTCCGTGCCAGCAATTTTCACGCCACCACTAGTAACATTGATCGGCTGATTGAATGTCCAACAATCAGTGGCATCCACCCAGGTGATAGTCTTATCAGTGGTGCCTTTCAGCGTGATACCGCCACCGTCAGCCCCAGCGTCTGTAGGCGATGCAGTGGAGCCAAGTTCGATGTTCTTGTCATCGATTGTGACTGTAGTGCTGTTGACGCTGGTGACAGTGCCATTCACTGTCAAATCACCGCCGACCGTCAGGTCATTGGCAATGCTCACGTTGTCAGGCAAGCCAACAGTCAGCGTGCTGCTGCTGTTACTCACTTCCACTTCATTAGCAGTGCCCTGGACGGTCAGGGTGCCGCCATCAGAAACAGTGCTGGAAGTAGTGCCGTCGCTTACGTCAAAGCTTGTGCTGACAGATCCACCAAGTGAAACAGACGTTCCGTTGACGCTGATTGCGCTGTTGGACAGACTGCTGTTCGGGATGCTGGCCAGCGATCCCACACCAGTGGAATTGTTGTAGCTGAAGCCCGTAGAAGCATCGCCAGAAATGGCGGCGCGTGCCCTTGCATCCGTGTAGTAAAGGTTGGAACCTTCACCAATATCCCCTGAGTCCAGGGTGATAGAACCACCAAGAGAAACAGCAGTGCTGTTGATGGTGATTGCGCTATTTGCTAACTCGCTATTGGCAATACCAGATAGCGTGAACGCACCACTGGAGTTGTCGTATGAAACACCGCCAGTTGCAGAAAAATGGGCTCTAGTCTCAGCAGCAGACGGTCCAGTGTATGTAATTACACCAGTAGAGCTGTTGTAAGCAAGTGAACCATCACCGCCAGCATCTGTAACAGAAACTGCTGCACGCGCACGAGCGTCGGTGTAGTACAGATTGGTGCTGCCTTCACCAATGTCATCAGTGTCAAGCGTCAGCGTGCCGCCTAGGGCGAGCGAACTGCCGTTGATCGTGACACTGCTATTCGCCAGTCCGCTGTTAGGAATGGCTTCACCAGCAATGGAGATGACAGATGTGGCATTACCATTGCCATCATCGCCATAACCGTAATAAAGTTTTTTGTCGCTTGCATTTTCGTTAAATGCAAGCTCGCCGCTCTTGAGTGAGCTTGGGCTTCCCGCAGCGCCACTACTGGCCCTGCGTTTTATCTTGATAGTTACAGCATCAGACATCAGAATGCGCCTCCAACAATAGTGAGATGTGCGTCAAGATGGTCCTGCGGAGCGTATCTAGTTCCGTCCCAAACCAAGATTTTGCCTTCATCACTAGATGTCAGTGCATCAATTGCAGTGGTATCAAAGAAGTTTGATCCAGCAAATGACGGGCCTTGTGGTCCTCTTGCAGTAACAAGAGTGACTCGCAATTCCTGCTTCTGAACAACAACCTCACTGGTTGATTCAGTTACAGCAATGCGAGACGGTGATCCAGGGGTGATTTGTAATTCCATAGATCAGCCAGTAAGACCATTATCAACGACAGCATTACCTTGCAAAAGATAAAACTTTTCGTTGGTAGGTTCAGTTACTAATACATCGTACTGACCAAAACCACTCATTGTCGCAGTAGTGGCCGCTGAAATGGAAAGCGTGAATTGACCTGACGCTTGAGCTGTCCAAGTGTTAGTGAAATCGGCCAGTTTGTTTTGACCTAGCCTGTCCCACACCTGCCCTGCAACCGTATAACCAGTCATGTCCACGCTATTGCCAGAACTGTCCTTGAAATGCAAAGGCAGTTCAAAAGTGGCGCCTTGGTGAATTCTGATGTCGTAGTTTGCAGGTTCAATCATTAAACTTACCCTTGCCCTCTCTTTAGTTTACGACCATGAGAAGGCCGCGAATTGCGACCGTTCCCTTGTTTTGTTTTTTTGGGCTTGCTCTCAATGTGAACATTGCCTGAAAGGCTTTTCTTTGGCATTGATTAGAAATGCTAATTTGACAAAACCGTGAC